ATATTCTGCTTTTTTACCTGGATTCCATTGTTTTACTGGTCTTAAATATCCTACTACACGAGAATACACTTCACATGGCTGAAGCCTCCACAAACTCTTCTTGCAGTCATCACATACTAAGTGTGCCACACCAGTATCTTCACTCTCAAGAAGCGTTAGTGCGTGTTCTTTATGCCCTTTTAGTCTTGGGTGTTCCCAGTCAAAATCTTCTAAATTATAGTCTTTCAATATATTCTCCATTTTAATATCCGATGGCTTTCCAGTCAATTTTTCCTTCAACCTCAGTTGGTGTTTCATCCATTAGCTTTACTGTAAATCCAACATTTGTTCTCGCTGTCATAATAGGTGTTTGAAAATCCCCAGCTTCATTAAAGACAGCTATAGATACAGATGGTGCTGTGTGAAACGACTCATTAAATATTACATATGTACCTGTAGGTGTAGCAACTGACTGTTCAACTCCTGTGTCAATAACATCTGGTACATCAGCGTTGATAGTAAGTGTTGACATTAAAAGCTCATCGTTAATATCGCTTCTTGTTAATGTTGTTTTTATCTTTAAGTATCTTGCTGTATAGTCTGCGTATTGTAAAGTTTCCCAGTCAGTCCAGTCTGCACTATTGTCAGACAAGCTAATATCAAACGCTACACTTGCATTTGTTGGACTCTGAAATCCTGTCCAAGTTAAATCAGAATATGAGTCAAAAGCGGCAGTCGCAGATGAATCCCATGCGTCGATACCACTTGTAGTAACTGTGTAGTCTGTTGTGACTTTTGATTGAGTTATCTCTCCTAAATCCATTGCCGTAGATACATAATTCCCTGTTAAGAATCCAAAATCAAGAGCTAGATTAGTGCCGGATACTTGTGTTTGCGTATGGTCACCTGACCACGATGTATGTTCGTCCTGTGTTGCTAGAATATTTTGGTTCGGTATAGATGACACTGTGATTTGCGCACCTACTGCTGTTACTGCATAGTTACCAGACCTATCTACAGCTTTTAACCAGAACGATGATGTTCCTAAAGCAATGTTGAAATATTGAAACTGCGTACCATATATTAACGTTTTTATAATAGTACCCGAACTCCAAGACACGCCTGTTCTAATCTCGTAATACTCTACATCTGGTTCATCAGGTTGCAACCATGTAAACAATAAAGATTCTCCTAGTTGATTTACATTAAATTCAGTAGCATTTGCAGGAGGGTCATCTTTACCAACAATAGTTAGTAGAGACGATGTTGTGCCTGAAGACATCAAGTCTTCTTGACTAATAGTGAATACTTTGAATTGATATTCAGAACCAACGTCTGCGTTGTTATATCGAAAGACGTTATTACCTACCTGAACATATCCAGCATCTTGATAGTCTTCTCCGTCTTGAGAGTATTGTATTTTATATCCAGCTAAATACTGAGTATTGTTTGGCTGAGTCCATGTAATGTCAACGTTAGCAATGTGAGTACCATCTGTATTGCGCCAACCTACCTCATTAAGAGATAAGCTTGTTACATTGTTAGGTGCTTCAAGAGGGTTTGGCGGTGAACCGTATGTTTGTCGTGTTATACCGCTACCAGGATTATCACTATAGATAGATGCATTATATTCTCTGCACGACAGCTTTAATGTGTTCGTGTCCGTTAGCTCTATAGACATTATTCTAAATGGCTTTTCAGTCCAATAAGGAGCATCGTGTGTTATAGTAACAATGTCTCCAATCTCAGCCGCAAGAGCTTCGATAGATACCTCAAACGAGCAATTACAAGCTGTTAGCTTGCAAGATAGAGATATAGATTTGCAATCCTACTAGCTTGAGAGAATCGTGTTATACCAAGAAGCTCAATGTCTTGTTCTACAATATGTTCGCCAAGTCCACGTGCAAGTCTATCGTCTTGGTCTATTTTATCTTCTGCATATGTTAAAACCTTAGAATAATCATATTCGGGGTCTATATATTGTACACGCACTCTGTTGGGTGTTTCGTCTTTACTGATATATGTATACCCAAAAGAACTTTTCATAATACTGTCTAAGTCAAACGCTTGTGATACAGATTGTGTGCCTTCTACGCCTATCTTGATTGTATTACCAGAAACTATAAGAAACCCTAAGAACGTATCAAGCATTGTTTGTATAATGTCTAGTCCTGGCTTACGTGCATCAATTATGAAGTCTAAATATGCTCTCACCTCAGACTCGTCAGTATCTGTGTTTGGAACAAGTTCATTGCAGAAATCATATGCTACACCAAAAGATGCGTCGTCTATGTCTGTCTCTGCGATTCCTAACCCATATCTTGTATTTGTCAGAAAGTCTCGTACACACGCAACTGGGTTTCTAGTGAATGTTTTTTCTGTAGACCATATAGCTCCATTCCATGTCTTTACTTTTAGTCCATTTACAATGAATGTATGATTTGGGTTTCCTGTTCTTAAATCATCTGATGTCTGTAGCGTACATGCTGAATAACATAGGTGCCTAACACCAAACACTTTACCGCTAATTCTTTCGTCAACATCTTGCTCAGGAGTTCCAAGATACTGAGTGCTTGAACATCCTGGTAACGAATCAATTTCTACATCATTAACCTTAACTTCTGTTATTGCACTTATCTCTCCTTCGCAAATAGATATTGCACGATACATTTTTGATTCGTACGCACCTAATTCTTCTTGTTCAGATTGATAAATAATGTTTCCTGCGACTTTCAATGTTCCATATAGAACAGGTACAGGCAGTTCGTTTGTAACAGTAGTTGCAAGATGACCAAACTGATACCGAGGACCTCTGTCGTCTCCCATGTCAAATCTTGGTCTCTTACCAGGTCCAATTATAAGCTGAACAATAGAATATATTGTAAGAGCTATAGCAATAACCCAATAGATAACAAGCCACACGCCTGTTAGTCCTATCTTATCTTCTTCCGCTGATTTAATTATTTTATTTTTATATTCTTCGTTAGTCATCTTTATGTTTTAATCCTTTTATTCGAATACCACAAAAGAAGTGCTTTATTATCTTTGGATTAGTAATTTTACCTAAACATGACTTGCTTGTTACTGCCTGGTGTAGATAGTTTTTATACTTATCGATAATAATTCCCATGTGAGACACTTCGCCATTAAACTCAAAAAATACTAAGTCAGCAACAGCTAAATCGTTAAAATCTTTAATAACATCTCCATGCTTCACTGCTTCTGTTATCATTATATTTGGATTATCTTGTATCCATTTTATATCTGCATCAATCTTTCTCTCTATCTTATAATTAAACTCATCTTCAAGAACCTTAAACACAAGAGTTCTGCAATCAGTTCCTTCTTCTTTTGATGTTCCGTTATACTTGAATTTCCATCCTATATATTTATCTGACCACATAAACTCTCCTTAAATGTTTACCGGATGACCATAGCCTGGGGAATTGTGGGAAACCCGCCATAATTAGCTGAGTTAGATAATCCGCTACACTGAGTTATTGATTTATCGCATCCTTGCTGTAAGGTATACCAGTCGTCTACCTCTACCCCTGAAGCTAGAGCATAATCTAAATATACGTAATTACCACTTGAACTGACTATTTTTCTTTTCTGTCCTGAAGATAATCCACTTGTTAATATAAACGTTCCATGCTTCCAATAATCTTGTGTTTCGCTTCTAGTTATATCATAAATACGAACTGTTGTTGAGCCAGGTATGTCAATTCTCTGCTCAGTGACTTGAGTAGCCTCATCGTCAAAGTTACACTCTGAAGATGCAAACTTCCAAGGACACATAATGGAGTACATTCTCCCAGGAGTCTGCTTCGCAAGAGTCCCTCCACGTGATATAACTTCTACTTGCATCTGTGTTTCTGATACCTGTGGTTTATCCATAAGTCCATCAAAGAGAGCAACAACATCTGTTGAAAGAGTTGTATGACCTTCGAAGACCATCTGAATCAACATTCGTCTAGCTCTAAATTCATTTTGCGCTATATATGCACCCATTGCACGATTAACATTGTCTAGCGATACAGTACAGTGACTAATTAACGCACTTCTATCAAACTGTATATCGCCTCTCTTGATATATATTGGAAGGAAATCTGTTGCTTCATCTGATGTGTTAAAAAATGAAATAGTCTGGTCGTGATTCGTAAAATATAGCGTATCGTTATCTAAGAAGATAGTATATAGCTCATATGGGTGTATGGACTCGTTTTGTATTTCTGTTGCTATATTTGTTGGAATTGTTTTAGCCATTAAATATCCTCCACAAAGCTTACGCTAACGTTATACTGGTCATGTGCTGGGTTAGAAATATCTATTTCGTCGCCACTTAATCTACATGTGTATTTCGCATCGTCTAGCGGGTTTGTCCAGTAAAATGTTTGTAATGCTCCTGATGTTATGTTAAAAAAATCTAAGATACTATCCATTTTTGTTTCATCTATCATATCATATTTCAGAGAGAACCTTCTTCTAGCAGAGCCTCTCATGATTCGTTTTTCTTTACCACTTTCAAATTCAAGAACATTAATGACTCTACCAACAGTTTCTGCATATACATAGTCAGGGTCGATAGTGTATGTGTATAATACCGTCATTAAAACACCTCTCTTATCTTGACTGAGACTTCATAGTTATCATATCCTATTTGTTTTCTCTCAAACTCGTTCTCAGTAAAACGAACCTTATATGATGTTGATGTTACTGGGTGTTGCCACGTGAACGACTGATATGGACCTTGTCGTGCGTTGTAGAATGACCAGATTGCAGTTGAGTCGGTAGCTGTAAGCCCTCTAAAGTTAAGAGACCATGAATTTCTTTTTGCATATTTATGTCTATATCTCTTCTTCACACCCTCACCACTTGTACGAAGAGTTGCATAGCTTTCTGTCTCGTGAAATGTGTAATCTGGAACCCATGTAAATGTACCACTTGGATTAACGACCATGAGTTCTCCTATTTAGAATAATTTTTAATTGTTTTTCTAGTGCTGCCATTCTTGATTATATCCTCATTAATAATATTGACAACTGTTCCTGGCTGTTGTCGCAGTGTTGCTGTAACAAACTTCTGGTCTATAACATTTATAATAGTTAAATCTCCACCACCACCAAACTCGTTCATTCTGTTAAGAGGAACAACTGCTTCTGTCCCAGATTCTCCAATAATGGCGTGTTGTGCTGATGTAAAGATACCACCTTCAGCTGATGTGTATACAGGAGACGTTGAGCCACCTGTGTATGTGTTTACGTTCTGTCCACCTCCACCACCACCACCAGCGTTTATGGCTCCTGATGCCCCGCCAATCAGACTAAAGATGTTGCTAAACCAAGACATGAAACCTCCACCAGAACTTCCACCATTACCCATTTGAGCAATAGTATCGAACCAGTTGAATAACATTGTCGATAGCCCACTGCTAAATGAATCGACGAGTCCTTGTACGAACCCATCTATAAATGTTTTAGCAATAGTATTAAGTGTATCGTTCCATACATCTTTCCATGTCTTCGTTCCTTCGAGCAAAGAGAATATTGTGCTAGACAGACTTGCTTTAAGGTTTGTGTCAAATTCTTTAAGAGTCCCATCTAATTCGCCAATTTCTTCTCCCAACTTTTTAGTGGCGTCTGCGGCAGCCTCAGTAGACTTTCCAGCACCACCAACTGTCTTCTCAATAGTTATAGCTAATTCAGCAAGCGCTTCAGATACGCCAGGCATCT